AAAAGAATAAAAAAATTAAAGTATGATTACCATGAGGAAAGACGAGAAAAAGAAGCAGCATTACGACTCAGGGATGAGGCCGTTGATCATGCTAAAAGAGCTGTTTCTGAAAATCAAAGACTTTCGAGGCTTGTCGGAACTGGACAACAAGAACTTGTTAAACAAGCAACAGAAAAAGCAGAATATGCAAAAAAAGCAGCAACAAAGGCGTACAAGGAGGCCTATGAGTCTGGTGACGCAGAGGCGATTGCACAAGCTCAATCAAACCTCACAGACGCAACATTTGCACATTCACAAGCTATAAACCTTCCTCAACAAGTAGCAAATCAAGTTCTTGCAAGCGAAGAACAAGAAAGAGCTAAACAACCAAGACAACAACAACCACAACAACAGTCAGTTCAAACTCCACCAGAACCAGATAAAAAAGCCAGGGAATGGGCTTCAGATAACGAATGGTTTGGTAAAGATGAAGAAATGACAAGTTTTGCATATGGCTTACATAATAAACTCGTGGTGAAAGAAGGTATTGACCCAACATCAGATGAGTATTATGATCGAATTAATTCACGCATGAGGGAAATATTCCCTAATGAGTTTGAGGATATAAAACAGGCATTAGTAGCAGAGCCTGAAGAACCTCGCAGGTCGTCAGAAGTAGTTGCTCCAGCGACTAGAAATAATGGAGCAAAACCTAGAAAGGTTAAATTAACAGCTACACAAGTTTCTCTCGCTAGGAAACTTGGTATAACACCAGAGCAATATGCAGCTCAACTAGTAAAGGACAGATAATTATGACTAAAGATAAAAAATTTGAAAATGTAGAAATTGGAGATAACAAAAATCAACAAGAAAACATTGAATCCGATGTACTTGAAGCAGCAGAAGCAAAAAGTGACAGCCGCACACCACGAGAAGCTCGTGGGAATAATGAAAGAGCCGACACGCAGCGAAAAAAAGCGTGGCAGCCACCATCAGTTTTACCTGATCCAAAACCACAAGACGGTTATGTTTTTAGATGGATAAGAACTTCTATTATAGGTCAAGCAGACAACCCAAATGTTTCTTATAGATTCAGAGAAGGTTGGGATGCTTGCAAATCAGAAGACCATCCTGAACTTAAAATATTGTGTGACCAAAATTCAAGATGGGCAGATCAAGGTAATATTGAAATAGGTGGTCTTTTACTATGTAAAGCTCCAGTTGAAATTGTGGAAGCAAGACGAGATTATTATGACAGATTAGCTCAACAACAGGTAGATTCCATAGACAATAATTATTTGAAAGAAAGTGATCCAAGAATGCCAATGCTTGAACCGCAAAGGTCTTCTAGGACTACATTCGGCAAACATTAAACATAAAACGGAGTAAATTATGGCTACAAAAGCAACCCCAATGGGTGCAGAGCCAGTAGGTACTACTTCAGCAAGTGGCTCATTTAGTGGAAAAACAAGACATATTCCAATTAAATCAGCAGAAGGCACAAGCATCTTTTACGGTGATTTTGTCAAACTTGTTTTAGCAGGAGGCGTAGTAACAGTAACAAAAGACACTGGAACTACAACACTCACACCTGTTGGAATCTTTTTAGGATGCAGATATACTGATCCTAATACAAAACAACTTACTTTTGCCCAATCCTACAATACATCTATTGCAGCATCCGACATTGAAGCTATCGTCTTAGACGATCCAAGTGTTGAATTTAGAATGCAAGCAGATGGTGCTGTAGCAAAAGGTAAAATCGGCAGTAACATAGCTGTGGTGCAAACCGCAGGTTCAACAAGTATCGGAAGAAGTAAAAATGCTCTCGATGCCTCTACTGCTGCAACAACAAACACCTTACCAATTCGTATACTTGGATTCGTAGAAAGCGGAGAAAGCACACCAGGAGATGCATTTACTGATCTCATTGTGAAATTCAACGCTGGAATGCATGCATACGACAAGGCTTTAGGCGTATAGGAGAATAAGATATGGCAATTTCAAGAGCCCAAATGCTCAAAGAGCTACTTCCAGGTCTAAACGCTTTGTTTGGTTTGGAATATGAAGGATACGATTCAGAAGATAAAGAAATTTATGAAACTGAAAATTCTGATCGTTCATTTGAAGAAGAAGTGAAACTTTCTGGTTTTGGTCAAGCACCAGTAAAAAATGAAGGAGCAGCAATGACTTATGATTCTGCTCAAGAATCTTTTACAGCTAGATACAACCATGAAACTATTGCTTTAGGTTTTGCAATTACTGAAGAAGCTATGGAAGACAATCTTTACGATAGTCTTTCTAGTAGATACACGAAAGCATTAGCTAGAGCTATGGCTTATACTAAACAAGTAAAAGCTGCATTTCCTCTGAATAATGGTTTTACTAATACTTATCAGTCAGGTGATGGCGTAAATTTATTTACTGCTGTTGGTGATGGCGTAGCAGGGGGTGGTGGTCATCCTCTAGTAGATGGTGGATTCAATAGTAATCGACCAGTTACAGCAGCAGACCTTAATGAAACTTCATTAGAAGCTGCAATCATAGACATTTCTGGTTATACTGATGAGCGTGGATTATTAGTTGCAGGTCGTGCAAGAAAACTTATTGTACCATCTAATCTAATGTTCGTTGCTCAAAGAATACTAGCAACTGATCTAAGACCAAATACTGCTGACAATGATATTAATGCTATTAAGTCTTTAGGAGTAGTACCGCAGGGTTACTCAGTTAATCACTATTTAACTGATACAAATGCTTGGTTCTTACTTACTGATATACCTAATGGTATGAAGCATTTTGTTAGAACACCATTAGAAACTGGTATGGATGGCGATTTCGATACAGGTAATGTTCGTTATCGTGCTAGAGAAAGATACAGCTTTGGCGTATCAGACCCTCTAGGAATCTACGGAAGCCCAGGTTCTTCATAGGTTTTTAAAGCATAAAAACTTTAAGGAGGATGCTCTTGCATCCTCCTTTTTTTTTGTGTACTATTAATTTATATAAACGAATCACTTGACTAACTTCGGTTAGACAACCCAACGACAAGGAGATTAAAATGGGTAAAACAACATTTTCAGGGCCAATTAAAGCAGGCACTATTAACGACACAACAGGAACTGTAATAGGAAAAGATGTTACTAATATAGGTTTTGTTACAATGACACAATCAAAATTAGTAGATATTACAGGTGCAAGTCATCTTAATCAAAGAGTTGCAGTAGTTCCTGCAAATTCACAAATTGTAGATGTTATTTTAAATGTAACAACTGCTGGTAATGATGGTGGAGCAGCTACTATTGACGTAGGAACTTCAGCAGACGCAGATGCTTTTTTAGATGGTGTAAATACTAAAGCAGTAGCAACAACACACGGAACTTTAGACACAGAAGCTACTAATGTAGGAACAACTGATTTAGAAGTTCTTGCTGACTTTACAGGTGCTAATGGTGACGGAACAACAGGTGTTGCTACAGTTACTGTTCTTTATGTCCAAAACAATAACCTTTCTTAATAATTAAAGAGGTCTAAATGGCAGACGAAAAAGAAGCTAAAGCTAAAGCTAAACCTAAAAAAACAGCAGATAAATATGCTAGAGCTGGTTTTGTTCAAGCTACAAAATCTGTTAAAAAGGAGAAGTAAATGGCTGCAACATTAAGAAAAATTCAAGATGGCAGTAGTAGAGCAGTATGCGTTTTTACTAATCCTGATGCTACTGGTGAAACTAACGCAGTCAAAATAGATTTAAATGGTGGTGGAACAGGTTTAACTTTAGAAGCTAATCAATTAGGTCAAGCATGCACTAGAGTTGGCATTGAAAAGATATGGTACTCTAATATAGGTATGGGCGTTAAAATTCTTTTTAAAGCAAATGCTAATGAATTAGCTATTGAACTTAAAGAAGATTGGTCTGATGAAATATGTTTTAAAGAGTTTACTTCACTAAGAGACTCAGGAACAGCAGGAACTAATGGTGATGTTCTCTTTACTACAGTTGGTGCGGCAGGCAATGACACCTATACTATTATTATTTCGTTTAAAAAATATTACGGATAAGAAAAAAATATTAATTTTAGGGAGGGCTAAGTATGGGAAATCATGCTGTTAAAGACCAAGTATTAATTAATGCTTTAGATCAATTCATTACATCAGGAACACAAAAACAAGCTGCTATGGATTTAGACATGCCTTTAACTACCTATCGTTCTCATTGTACGATGGCTAAAGAGAGATGGGATATTACTGAAGATGAGTTTTGGAATAAAGATTTTAAACATAAAGTTCCAAATCCAGAAAATATTTTTTCTCCAAAATTTGAAAGCATTAACCCTGATGCAGAAGACAATATAGAAGAATACATAGATCATCTTGAAAAAAGATTTGTTAGAGCTAAAAATAAAAAAGAAAAATCTAAGTGGCATAAAGTTAAGATTCAAAAAAATGAGCCTATAGGATTAGTTTGGTTAGGTGATCCTCATATTGATGATAATGGGTGTGATTGGGTTACCCTTAGAAGAGATTTAGCTATAATAAACTCTCATCCTAATATAAAAGGATGTTCTTTGGGTGATTTACAAAATAATTGGGTGGGCCGCCTGGGTAGGCTCTACGCCAATCAGGACACTTCCGCAGAGACCAGTTGGAAGCTCGTGGAATGGCTTGTAAAAGAAGGAGATTTTCTTTTACTCGTAGGAGGTAACCACGATCTATGGTCAGGAGCAGGTGATCCTATTACATATATGAAATCAGAACATACAATATATGAGCCTTGGGATGCAAGAATATGTCTTGAGTTTCCTAATGGAAGACAGTGTAAAATTTACACGGCTCATGATATGCCTGGGCACTCACAATGGAATCCGCTTCACGCTCAGATGAAGAAAGCTAAGTGGCAAAGTGATGCTGATTTATATATATCAGGACATAAACATAATTGGGCGTTAGCACAACATGAGTTATATGATGGAAAAATTCATTGGTTAGCTCGTGCTCGTGGTTATAAATTTTTTGATGATTACGCAAGAAATCTTGGATTAGATGAGCAAAGAAATGGTCAAGCTATTATGCAAGTGATTGATCCATTTGCAGAAGGTACTAGCTTTACACATTGTTTTTCTGATATAGAATATGGAAAAGAATTTCTTATGTTTCTTTTAGACAAATATTCTGATAAAAAGAAAGAGTAACAATTTTGTGAGTTTTAAATGGCAGTAACAGGTACATCAACTTTTAATTTAGATATTGGAGAAATTTGCGAAGAAGCATTTGAAAGAGCTGGTTTAGAACTTAGAACTGGATATGACCTTAGAACGGCAAGAAGGTCTTTAGATTTATTATGTATTGAATGGCAAAATAGAGGCATAAATCTCTGGACTATAGAAAAAAAAGAATTAACCTTAGTTCCGGGTCAAACTACATATACTTTAGATGCTGATGTTGTCGATCTTATAGAGCATTCAATAAGAACAAATGCTGGAGATTCTAGCAGACAAAATGATATACCAATTACAAGAATTAGTAATTCTACATATTCAACAATTCCTAGTAAATTAACGCAAGGCAGACCAATCCAAGTGTGGATTAATAGACAAAGAGAAGCTCCTCAAGTTAATTTTTGGCCTGTTCCTGATTCATCAGAAACTTATACTTTTTGTTACTATTATCTTAGAAGAGTGTATGATGTAGGAGATACAGCTAGTCTTAATGCGGATGTTCCTTTTCGTTTTCTTCCAGCTCTTGTAGCTGGACTTGCTTTTCAAGTAGCAATGAAAAGACCAGAGCTTGCTGAAAGAGCTGTTTTATTAAGAGATTATTATTTAGAACAATTTGATTTAGCTGCTCAAGAAGATAGAGTAAAAGCATCTATTCAATTTATTCCTTATAGTTATAGTTACGGTGAGTAAATGGTAAAGTACGCTACAGGTAATCATGCTTTTGGTTTTTGCGATAGAACTGGATTTAGATACCCATTAAAAGATTTAGTAAATCAAATAGAAAATAATAGACCTACAGGCAAAATGATTGGTAAAGATATGATTGATCAAGACCATCCACAATTGCAGTTAGGTAGAATAAGAACTTTAGATCCTCAAGCTTTAAGAAATTCAAGACCAGATACATCAGAAGGTGAAAGCAGAAAGTTTTTTGCTTTTGATCCAGTAGGCGGTGGTAACAGTGCTTTAGGCAGTAGAACTGTAGGTCTTGATATAGAAGGCGAGATCGGCAATGTAACAGTGAGCATAAGCTAATGGCATGGACATATACAACTTTAACTCAAGCAATTAAAGACTATACAGAAAATACCGAAACTACTTTTAATAATAATATTCCACAATTTATTAAAAGCACAGAAGAAAAAATATTAAGAAGTGTAGAATTACCAGTATTTAGAAAGAATGTAACAGGATCAATAACTGCAAATAATCAATATTTAGCTACACCGAGTGATTTTTTAAGAACTTATTCTTTGGCTATAATAAATAGTAGCTCATATGAATATTTAATTAATAAAGATGTAAACTACATAAGAGAGTTATATCCTGTTTCTGCTACAGCAGGAACTCCTAAGTATTATGCTTTACTAGATGATGATTCATTTATTTTAGGTCAGACACCTGATGTCGATCTTACAGCAGAATTACATTATTTTTATGAGCCACAATCTATTACTGAAAGTAGTGATGGTACAAGTTGGTTAGGTACAAATGCAGAAAATGCATTGTTATATGGATCTTTGGTAGAAGCTTACATATTTATGAAAGGTGAGCCAGATGTTATACAAA